TACAGTTTCATCTGTTCCATCAGCGTAATACCACTTAATAGACCAAGCATAATTTACTGCACCTACAATAAAACCTACTTCATATACATCTTCTGTAAATTCAAAAGTATAAGTGCCACTTGTTATTCCTAATGAATTACCTGTCGTTCCATATTGATTGTTTTCGAATGTATAAATATATGCAGGGTTAGTACCACCACCACTAATAGTTAAACCTGTTTGATAAGTGCTATCACTAAAGTCTTCATTGACTGTTTGTTCTACAGCCATAACAATAGGCATAGGATAAATTAATAAACCTACTATTAGTAAACGAACTAAGGTATTGAATTTGCGAAGCACTCTCTCATCACTTCCTACCTCTTTCCTCCATCATAATTAACAGCATGTCCTTCTTTCACCATTAACTTATTTATGTTGACACCTTCGTTAAATAACTCTCCTAAGACTCTTCCGTACTTACCTGTACCATGAGATTGCATTTCTATATCTTTAAATTCAAGTTTATCTATAAGCCACTGTTTTGCAGCAAGCCCTCTTGCTTTCTCTTCCAGATCTCTTGTTCGTGATTCTGGAGCATTAATGCCCATGAGTCGAACACGACATTTATGCCACACATTAAAACCCAAATCAATTCTAACATCTACTGTATCCCCATCTACTATTCTTAATACTTCTACTTTATAATAAAACATTTATTCTCCTAAAGACAAAGGGGCTTTACGCCCCTCAGTCGATTTAGCGCACCTAATTTCGATTTACGAAATTAACTATCCTTTCGGAATATTTGACATGAACTTAAATGGTGCTTCTTCCATTACATTTTGCAATGCTGAGAAAAAAGCTGCTCCTGCTGCTACCGCTGCACCTTCCATGACTGACATGTCTAACCAACCACTTTGTGCAGCAATTATTACTCCAAGACCTGCTTGAAGTCCTGTTCTAGCTGCTCTAATTAATGACACTTTAAAAGCATCGTTTAATTCCCATTTCATAAGTTATCTCCTAACTTTATTTATTTTTTGCGAAAGATGAGTCCCAGGTTATCTTTCCTAAGATACCATCTTCTTTTAAACCGAACTCTTTTTGAAGTTCGATAACTTTATTTTTAGATCCATTTCCATACCAACCATCTGCTGACAGACCTACAACCTTTTGCCACTCTTTAAGATCTTCTGATTTCATCATTGGTTTTTGTAGTTTATAGTTAACTCCAGGCCATTTAGGGAAATCTTTAGAAAAATCATATACTTCTGTAGGTTTTTTTTGTTTTTCTTGTGGACTATACGATACCACAGGATCAGATCCTTGAACTCTTTTCATCTCTTCATCTCCGACTGTATCATAATCAATATACTTAACATATACATCTTCTCCTGACAAGATAGCATCTCTAACTTTAGGATATACAAATTTATATGCTGAAACGCTTGATCCCACCCATCCATCAGGTTTCACTAAATTACTCTCTTGATTTTGGCCAAAAATGAGACAACCACTGGTCGACTCATCATTATTTCCGGTGTGCCAGAGGATGTAAGAAAACCCAGGAACATCGTTTACATAAATCATGCCACGATGCCAGTCACCATACTTTTTTTTGTACCTTGAATGAAAACCTCCTTCGCTGCGTAAGGTAAGCTTGTACATACCTGCAGGAATTCTGGTTTCATGCATTACTTTTTCATCTCTGAATTCATCTTCGATTGTATAGCAAAGAAATTTGCGTTTATTATCTGTAACATCAAATAAAATACCACTTGTCGAATCTGGTTGAGAGCTTATTCTAAGAACTTCTAATATCATAATCACTCCATTTTAAAAAGGAATTATCAATTTTCAGGTATTTCTAGCTTCTATATGGTAAAAATTTCAAATTATCCCAAAAATACATTTTATCTTCGGATGACATTGTAAATACAACTTGAGCAGGTGGTGACCAATCTCCTGATATATCTTTAAACCAAGTAGATCCACCATCAACAGATGGACATTGCATAAACCAACGACCTCTATTTGATATAGTGAAAAAATGATGAAAATGGCCTGTCACTATGAGATCTGAGTCGCCAATTGGCTCCCTACCCATACACTGACCTGCAAACCATCTAATACCTTTATCAAAAGCATACTTACCTGATTTTAACGAAACTCCAGATCTAAATTGGTGACCATGTGCTAACCCAACAACTTTACCTGCAATTTCTACAGTCGCAGATAATTCACTCTCAGGTATTAGGAATTTTACATGTCCGAATGCTTTTGGATTCTGACTAAGTATTTCTTGTACTTGTTCAAAAATAGCCACATCATGATTGTCGGCAAAATCCGTATAGGTTTTTCCATTGTTCCGATTCTCACCATGATTTCCAGCAATTGCCGTGATTACCACATTATCAAAATATGGAGACCATTCAGTAATAGCTTTGACCATAATTCTACGAGCTACCTTAACTTGATCCCGAAGATTGAGCTGAACTCCAAAGGTTTGTGTGTCGTAATGGCCTGAACAGTTTTCGATAATATCACCTAAAGATAATATGTTTAAGTTCTTTAACTTTTTACCTGATTTCCTTAGCTCTTTTACATAGTGTGTAAAATCTGGAATCATTTGGTTTAGTCTTTCGACTATTTGCTCTGTACCATCTCCATCCGGTTTTCCGAGTTGCCAATCACTCCAACATACAACCACACTGTCATTCTTATCTACTTTAGGAAGTTTTGGTTTCTTGACTTTCTTAACTTCTTTTAGCAGAGCATCATAGTCAGGATCATTATCATTAATTGGCTGCTTTGATTGTATCTTAGCTTTGTAATAGTAAAGTCTTGTCCCACCATCGACCATACTGTCCCATGTTCTTACTTCTACAGGTTGAATCACTTCATAGATTTTAGGATCTAAGCCTAGTTCTTCTAATATATCATCAAACTCATTGATATCACCGGTATTTTGTGGTTTAGAAGTTATTGATCCTTTTGGACCTTTTAATTTATACCCAGGCTCTAGACCTGTTGGATGTTTATTTTCGTTTGATTTTCTAGCGTTTTCTATGTCGCTTTGATTTTTGTTAAAATCATCAAGACTTGACATAGCGTTTCATTGTGCTTTTAATTTGATTTCTGACTGTATCTAACATTAAAGGACAACCTTTCTCTTCTATGAGCCACCTAGCAGCTCTTCTAGCCGGTATTCCGTTATTTACACCTTCGCATGCTTCTATCCACGCAGCCCTGTTAAGATCTGACTGTTCCCTCCATGGTATTGGACCACTTTGGATACTATTGGAAAAGCTTTCCAAGGATGACATTACTCTTCTTCTGATGCAGGTTGTTCTGTTTGACCTGAGATGTTTTCTAATACCTCACGCAATCCATTAACCTGTACTTTAAGCTCTGAGTTTTTCAACTCTACATTAGCTATTTTTTCTGCAGTATCAACCAACATAGCTTTGAGTGTTTTATTCTCAGCCATTAGTTTATTGACTAGATCTGCTGTTTGTTCAGGTGTTAACTGTTGTTGTTCAGTCATTTTCTTCCTTTCATTAATTAATTCATTAATACAATCAATATTATACCCAAGAAAAACGACAGTTTCTTGATTTATTCAGAAGTTTTTGAAGAATCTTCTTTGTTATATATTTCGTTGATAAATTGATCTGAAGAAGGTTGATCTACAATACTTTTAGGAGATCTATCTGTGATTTTACTTTTTTTCAAAAGATCATATTCTAAGTCATAAAGATTTACCATAATACTCTATGGTACTATAAAAATACATTCTCCTGGGCATTCTTCAGCAGACTCTGTAACTATGTCTTCTTGTCCCTCAGGTACCCTAGCAAGACCTTCAGCGCCTTGATCATTATTATGAATGTTACTAAATATTTTAAGGTCTCCAAAATTTCCCACTGTTTCTTGTACATAAGCTAAACCATCATTCTGCATGACAAATACATCAGGAGCTATCTCTGCACATAAGCCATCTCCTGTGCATAAATCTTGATCTATCCATACTTTCATTTAAACCTGTTCTTATTTATTTGTCTATATCCACCTGTCATTTTACTTCGTAATTTAAAACTTTCATCTCTTATGATCTCATCGTGGCTGTCTTCCCATTTGCTAACAATTAAGTTTTTCTTTTCTCTTTTAAATGGAATAACATGCAAAAATGGTGTACCTCTTTTAATTAGCCTCTCACCTTCTGCATGCCATATGCTAGGAAAGTTAACTTGATGAAATGTATCAGTTTCAACAATGCCAGGTATTAGTGTGAAGTTTTTATTTGGGTGCATTTGTGGTGCTAGGAATAATGTTGACCAACCTGGAGGTGTCCAAAAAAACCAAGGACTCGTAAACTTAACAGCTCTTCTGTAATCATTTCTTTCAAAAGGGTATGTACTAAATTGTTCCTCATCATGAAACTCTATAGTGCTACCTACACCTTCATCAGTAAAGTTGGTGTCATAACTAAATGTTTGTCCGTGTCTCTGTATTAACATATCCATCCAAAATGGAATTATGTAACCTTCAGTAAAATAATCTACAACAGCAGGACATTTCTTTATAGTGTGTAGGTTTAGATCCTTAATCATACTTGACATTATTGGGAATGGTTTATGATCTGGTTGCTGTAAATCTAGTGATAACTTCTGAAACCATTCAGGTATCATTTGTGCTGCCGGTACAGGTGGACATACATCTACCAACGCAGGAATAATACTTGCAAATTCTATATTATTTTCTTTAATCCACTTCATTTTTTTTCTCCTGTAAAAAACCAATGATCAGGCTCAACATAATGGAAGAATACAGCTCCATTATAATTTGTTTCAGGATTTGGAAAATCATTTCTCCAATGCTCTTGTTCTTCTCCATAAAAAGCAAGTGCTTGATTTGGATCTAAAGAGTATGGCCTATCTTCAACTACTAAGTCCCATTGATCTTTTTTATATAGACTCAAATCTATTGTATATGTACAAGCATTGTCATCTTTATGAGTAATTAACTTTGCTTCCGGTCCTTCGTAATGTACAGCTAAAGCGTAACTAGGTAGTAATGTGTCAGATTCAAATATTTCTCTAGCGATTGGAAGTGTTCTAGCAAAGAATGGCATCAAAGGTTTCCAAACTTCAGTAGTTGCACCATACCTACCAAAAAATGCATTGTATTCAAACTTCTTATAGTTTCTTTTAACTAAACCAACAAGTCTATCAAATACATCTTGTGGAAATAATTGCTCTATTAACTTCTCTTGTCTTTCCATAGTTTTTGCTTTCTGGGTAGTAATCTTCTTGGTCTTCTACTTGCTGCTTCAGGATAAAGCATATTTGTCTCTCTTCTATTAACAGAAGATTGACTTATAAGATTCCATTGTTGACTGAATGTTTCGTTCCATGGTACATATTCTAGCTTTACAGGTTTAGAAAATAATAGATTAAACATAATTGTATCGTGGTTTAACAAACATTCTTCTTGATTTAGATCTTGCCATTCAAAAGCCCATGAAAGACCTCTTGACCAAGAGTGTATTGGCATAAAACCTGGGATTGTAGTTATAGGTAGGTTTTTACCAACATTTCTATCACTTGGTAATACATCCATCCAAACCTCAGGATCATCACAAAATAACATAACAGGCATAGATATTTGCATTGTAGGTATTTTAGGATTAGCCCATCCTTCTTTTTCTTCAAGTATTAGTTCCGTAAATGGACCATGATGCTTTACATTGCCATAATAGTTAGCAGTAAAATTGTAACCACCATATCTATCTACTTCATCAGCTAAAACATTCTTACTCATTTTTATTTTGACATAACTATATGGGAAGTTAACTTCATACAATCTATTTCTCATAAACTGCGTTGACACACATCCATTAGGAGCTTTGACAAACTTCTTTGGTAATTCATAGTTAACAGGAGGCAATGAGTTACTTTCTTGGTTTTCTAGTTGTCCCCACTGTTGATTAGGAACAGGTATTGTGTATGCAACTCTTGGTGCGTTCCTACTTATTTCTTTCATTGGTTTTGACCAAACATCTGTAATTCTTGGTATCGGACACTTACTCATCTATAACTCCCTCATCTTTCCATCTTTTTTTATTCTGTTGTGTTAACCAACGATAAAAACCATTTTGTCTCGTTCTTTCAGCAGACCTACTTTTAGCATAATACTTTTTATCAAGATCATCCATCTCTCTAGATTCATATTCTTCCAGATCAAAACCACTTCTCTTATAAGGTATAACTTGTATCAATGGTGTACCCTGTCTAAA